GAGAAAGCGGGATGAGGCTATTATTCTTACCCTGGTAGATACTGGCGTAAGAGTGGGCGAAATGGAGCGCTTGAAATTGAAGGATATCGATTTGAGAGCTCGGGTTATTGAAGTTTCTGGCAAGGGCAAAAAGAAACGGCTCATGAAGTTAAGCACTCCAACGGTGAAGGCAATCTGGGAATATCTTAAAGAGACTGAGAAGATTCGGAAATGCGACAGCCTGTGGCTATCGGAAGAAGGCACAAGTCTAGGTATCTCAGGGCTCAAGCATGGTATTAAGAAGGTGATCAATAACGCAGGCATAGCAGGCCATAAGGCGTCCCCCCATGTCTTTCGCCATACTTTCGCTAATACCGTCCTGGATTCAGGAGAGGCTGACTTGCTCGATTTGCAATATATGCTCGGACATTCCAGCTTAAAAATGGTAGAACGCTACTCCCGAGCTCATAAGCAACAACGAGCATTGAAGGCCCAGGAGCGTGTTTCCCCGGTGGATAGACTCGGCTTGAAATAATTTAGCTCAAAAATCACTATTTCCTTTAAATTTTCCTCTTGCACAAAGCTAGAGCGGACTTGACAAAATTATTGTAATGTTTTACAATATCTATAGTAATAGAAAGGAGGTAAAGGAGAATGACAAAACAAGAAGCAAGTCAAGCGCAGCGTAACTTCATTAGCAAATTACAAAGGCAATGCTTAGAGGGCTATGACCAAATTAACAAGGAATCAATACGGACAGCCCCTGATTCCTACACAATAGAGATGGAAATAGAACGCACACTAAATTTCAATGACCCGTGGGGCATTCATCATAATCCGATTTGGCACACGGCATCTCCGAACGAAACCCTTCGCAAGTTATGTCAATTCGTTGTCCCTCAAGCAGCCAATTGGGTATCGGCGGGTATGCCGATCCCTGAACTAGACAAGGGGAAGGCATCACGAGTCATAGACTTCCTGAAAGATTGGAAGGTCGGGAGTCTGTATATTTTCCTGCACTTCCTTGATCCTGAGGGATTATTAGAAAAGATAAAGGAGGAACAGTAAGTGGAACTTATGACACTGGCAGAATTCTCACGACGACAATACCCTGACTGGGATGGTATTTGCATCATCTGCGGTCACGACTATCGAAATGGTTGTCAAGGAAATTGCACTTGCCTAAGTTGCAATTCCCAACGGCAGGATGATGAAAGGGATGCACATGCTCTAGGAATCCAGCTAAGAGAAATAGAATCAAAATAAGTAAAAGGAGGTAAGGGAGAATGAAATTATATTCAGTTAGGGAAGCGGCGAAACAGATTGGCATAACTCGTTCTTATGCTTATCTCTTAATTCAAATGCGCCGGCTAAAGGCTCAACGAATCGGTGCGCAGTTTGTTATATCTGATAAAGAGATAGAACGATTTAAAGAGACAAAGAATTGAAATAAAAAAAACTTCCCCAACATCTAAGGCTATAACCTTAAACGCCGGGGGTTTATACTCGATTTGAGTAATTTATTTGGCTTGGCTATTTAAGTGACCGAATTTTCCTCAAAACTATTATCATTTCCTCGTGCGCGCAATCTGGGCAGGCATTTATAATTGTCCGAATTTCCTCTAATGTCTCACGTCTGCCCTCTTCCCATGCTTCGGCTTCCATCGTCAGAATAGCCCTCATGGGATTCCCAGGGTAACCTTCTTTTAACATCTGCTTATATTTATTCAGCATGCGTTTCCTTCAGTTCTAGTAATTTCTATAACTATTGTGTCAGCGCCCTTTACTGCTGCCTTTTTGATCAGCTTTGTCACCTTATCTATGTCATCGGAGGATTCAGTCAATATTGATGTCCGCCAACGACCATTGAATTTTTCCTGAAAAGCTGTCACATGATATTCAACGAAGCTGCAATCCTCTCCCGAATTGAACCAATTAAATAATCTAGCGGGCAGCCGTCTAATAGTAGATAGAATTTGACCTATCCTGAATGATAAAGCCCATAAAATAAAATACCACATTCTACCTTTTCGGCCTCTTATCCTGTATCCGATTGACCGCCTCTTTTAACACCGGCAAGCAGAGCTGAATGACATGCCCATTCCACAGCTTAATTTCCGCCACTACTTCCCTCTGTCTGTGGACATCACACGTCCCTATTTTTACATTTTCCCCTTGCATGTCTTTATCCCAAAAATGGATATATCTAACATCATAAAATTTGACAGAGGCCGCGTCTCATTGATTTTTGAAGGCTAAATCGGCCTTTATCTCACCACCACCCCATGGCGTTTCCAAAGGCCTGAATCCCGCAACTGATAAGGCTGATAATAAAAAAAATCCCTCCGCTCGCTATGGCTATATTTTTCTTCGACATCCGTAAATAAGGATTCGCTGTTGGATTAGGATTATCATAACTAAATAGAGAACCTTCCATTCTAGCGATTTTGCGGTCATGCTGTCGCACGGTTCCATTAAGTGCAATGAGCTGTTTCTTAATTTCGCCGACATCCTCACAGGTCATATTGCTCTGCTGCGCCAGCAATATCAGCAGCTCTTTTTCGCTTTTGGCTTCAAAATCAATGTGGCTTGGCATCGGATTTCTCCTTCTGTAATGCCTTCTGACTTCCCTCAGCTTTGGCGTTGGTAATGATGACTTCAGTAAGCATTTGCTGAGCCTCTAATAAACTTACGTTGCCTGCAATCTGATATTCCGTTTTAAGGTCCTTACCGTTGCCAGAAACATTTTTGGCGATTGTGAATACCTGCATGATTTACCTCCTTTTAAGATTTACTTTCCAATTTATCCAAGCGTTTGTTAACAGCTAAAACGAACTCCTGCATAGCCCTAACAAGTAGCCATATCTGTGAACCTATGCTTATCCCAATCTGGGGCTCTGGGAGCCAGGGCTTTTTGGCTTCTTTGCCCTGCTTGACTTTTTCATTATATCGCTCCAGGCTTCTTTCGTAGTGCTCCATCGCCTGCTCATTATCTTCTTGTGTAGGTATCTCTAGCAGCTCAGGTGGGAATGTGCTTTTGTCCTTTCTGAAAATAGTCAAACCGTGGCCAGCACTCTCTAATTTCTTTTGGATGCTCCGGCTCATGTGCTTGCTAACCCTGTCCTCTAAAGTGACATATTCTGATGTAGCCCTTAAATTCATTACGGCTTCAAGTGGCTCCGCTATCTCTTCGCAATGGCTGGCTTCGAGAAACCGCTCAGACCATATATAATCATGATGAAAATCCGCAGTGCCTATTCTATACGCTTCGTTCTCATCCACCAGCATGTCAGCATCTATAAGGATTTCATCATTGAGTATAATCTGCCCATTCGAACTAGACAAAATAAGGTCAGTCTGTGCCTCTATTGTAATAGTGGATGTATTACACCATATCTGCACATTCCCATCACCAATCAATCTTAAATGCTTACCAGAGGAGCCATAGGTCCCAATAGTGAAAGTTGTGCTAGAGGCATACATTTTGCCTGTGTTAGAGCCAGAGAATTTGAATTTGACCCACTCAGCGCTAGTATTATCATCAATCGTTATACCACCAGAGTCAATTATAACTTTTCCTCCACCAGCACTAATTGCTCCATTAACTGTTAGAGTTTCCCCCGCTTCGATATTAGAAGCCTTGAGTGTTCCAGCAAATTCCCCTGCGGTGGCATAGACCGTCCCTCTAACGGTCACATCATTAAACTCCGCTGAACCATCCCCGTTTATAATCCAGCCTGCTGAGCCTGCCGAATAGTTGGATGACTTTATATCGTCGGTTACTGCGACTACACCGTCTAGCGTGATATTATCGGACTGAATCTTGATACCTTCGGTAGAGATATTGATTTGGTGGATGACGTCGTTTTTGCTGACTTTTAGAGTGATATTACCGGCATTGACGGTTATCTGACCTTGAAGAGTAGAATCAGCATTGGTTCGATTGGTGACTTCTAAAGTGATATTATCGGCATTGACATCTATCAATCCTTCGAGCGTGGTATCACCGTTGATCCGATTGGTAACTTCAATCGAGATGTTATCGGCATTGACGCTTATGTTGCCTTCATTGGTAGTCACCTTGCCATCAAGCGTATTTATATTCGTTACATTGATGGAAATATTATTGGTATTGACGCTTATGCTTGAGGTGTTTGTGCTTATCTGTGTATCCCTGACCAGCTCCCATTCCCCGGCTTTAATCTCATCAGCGCCAACACAGGCAGCCCGATACAATTTATTATGGTCGTTTGTATCGAACCACAAATCTCCTACACGAGTTGATGTAGGGATGCCATCTTGTTTAAATATAGTCACGCCAGCACCGACTTCAATTTTGTCTGCACTAATCTTGATTCCCTCTGCCGTGGCATTTATCGTTGCTATTACCTCGCCCGTTTCCCCGGATGATGACAAAGGCATGAAGTCCAGCCTAGTCAGGTTTATGGTGCCTGTCGTGATGTAATCTCCCCGGATGGTAGTTTCGCCGCCGGTGGCCCAGTCCAGCACGGTAAATGTGCCTTTAACTATGACCTGCCCCGCCCCTATTACAGTCGCTATATGGTGGTCGAACTGCTGTCGATCATAGACTTCCGTAAGCGTGTCGGTTATGTCCTTGGTGCGGTTAGCCAGCTCCAATACCATGAGATGAGGATTCAGCAAATCAGGATGCTCAATCTTGACCACTTTCACCGCAACGTCTATGCCCAAATCCTCGTCAATAACCGTTATGGTCGAGCCTAACTGCAAAGCCTCAAAGGAGAAATCATATTCCTCTGATTCGCTTAAATCCGCCGTGTCTACCCGATAATAAACCGGTGGGTTCTTGTAGTCTGCTATTAGCAAGTTCGCCCATGCCAGTAATGTATCAGGATGCGTGATGGACCTGTCCACAAACACGCCTGGATAAATCCCGCCCCATTGTTCCTGGCTATCGGTATCTTCTACATAATCTTCCTCTTGCCCATCGGCATCGCTCAGCTTTATCCGTGCCGTGCCTTCACCTTCGCCGTAGGCATAGATCCGATTGAACAGCTTGCTATAATCAATCTCCCGCTCGATGCCCTTCAAATTCTTGCGATACCGTATCTGTTGCCCCTTATCCTCGCCCAGGGAGCTGGCCCATTGCAGCTTCCTATCATTGTCCACATAAATATAGCCGCCCACGGTATCCCGTAGCCTGAATAGAGCTCTCAGAAGCCTATCCCCATCTACTTTAATTGACCGAGTGAGACTGGAATAATCGCCTGATATCGTCCCCACAGTAATCGCTGGCGTTAGCACCTGGAAATTAAGCAATGCCGTGACGATAGCCGAGACCGTTGCATCCTCAGCCTCATAGGAGGTAACCATTTCTTTCGCCAACTGCGATGCTAAATCCTGTGCTTCGATTTGTGTGATAATCATGTCCTTACATCCATCTCGCGAAATAGTCTGAATTTGCGCACCAATGCCCCGCTCGAATAATTCCTCAGCCAGATTTCATTAGCCAGGATGATATTTGCAGCTTTGCCATCATTGGCTGGTAAATTGAACGATAAGGTATGCGGGCTGTTTATCATCTGAGCATATGCAATATCATGGGCGTTCTCCAGGATAGCTATTAAATCCCCATCGCCATCATGTAGTTCCAGAATATATCTGAGAGCGATTAGATGCTTGGCCGCAATTATGGACGGGATGAGCACAGCAACATCAATGCCAATCAGCGGAGCATAGATTACCAGGGCCCCTTCCCAAGTTGGTGTTAATGCAGCGGAATCTATGGCTGCTAACACTGCCGAAATGTTTATGCCTAAACTCAAAGATGCAGCGAATGCTCCGCTCTCCATGGATACAAGCGGGACATCAATACCAGCGCCCAGATGGATAGTCGGAATCAAAGCTTGTCCATCTATGGAAATTAGAGGCGCATTAAATATCCTGTCTAATCTCAGGATCGGTGCTAATCCAGCGCTGTCTATCGCAATCAATGGGCCTGCGATATTTATGCCCAAACTCAATATGCCAACTAGCGCTTCGCTATCTATGGTGATTAAAGGAACATCAACCTCAGTGCCTATCCCGACGGATGGCGCTATGGCTTGCCCGTCAATGCCGATTAGCGGAACGCCAAATAGCCTATCTAATATCAAGGATGGGTTCAGACCTTCAGCATTTATTTCCGCGGCCACGCCGTTTATCTTCTGGTCCAGGATAAATCCTGGCACAAAAACTTCGCTGGTTAATGCCACCACTGCTGGAGATATTTCTATGCCTAAGCCTGGTATCCCAGGATATGCTTGGCTGTCTATCAAGATTAAAGGGGCTGCAAATATTCTATCTAAGATTAAGCTAGGGGCTATTGCTGCACTGCTAACAGAGACAAGAGGCGAATCAAAGATACGGTCAAGAATGAAGCTAGGAACATATCCCTGCCCGTTAATACCAACTAGGGGAGAGGCCAGAGACAGTCCCAGGCTCAACTCAGGAACTTTGCCTTCGCTGTTAACAGCCACTGATGGAGGCTGAACCTCGACATTGGTAACTGCTGCAGTATCTAGCTCGTAGATAAGTTCTGCATAGCTGTCACAGAGCCATATGGTATTAGCATCTCCGCCTACACCCGTGGGGTTGATATATGGTGAGGCAGCAGACCTGTCAACCGAGAAGTCGGTGGTCGATAACTCATAGATAATGTCGGAAGCGGTATCACAATGCCATATCGTATTAGCGTCTCCACCTATGCCATAGGGGGCAGAAGATGGTGAGCTAGCAGACCTGTCAACTGAGAAGTCAGTAGTCGATAGCTCGTAGATAAGTTCTGCATCCGAGTCACAGTGCCATATCGTGTTAGCATCTCCGCCTATGCCATGGGGGTAGGTATATGGTGAATCAGCAGACCTATCAACTGAGAAATCGGTGGTCGATAGCTCATAGATAAGGTCTGTAATGTAGTCACAGAGCCATATGGTATTAGCATCTCCGCCTATGCCGATGGGGGCGACATTTGGTGAGGCAGCAGACCTGTCAACTGAAAAATCAGTGGTCGATAGCTCATAGATAAGGTCAGAAACGGGGGCACAATGCCATATGGTATTAGCATCTCCGCCTATGCCATGGGGGTTGCTATCTGGTGAGGCAGCAGACCTGATTACATCGCCAAAAGCCACGTCTTATCTCCTGTAAATTTGAGCTAAAGAAGGACGGGAATGCTTGCGGATTCCTTTTACTCCTTGGACGTATAATCCCTCTAGTTGCTCTTGAGTGGTCTTCCCGTTCAGTGAGTCAAGGTCTACCCCTTTTTGCTTGATGTGGGCTTGGAATAGGTCGGAGTTCTCTACATCAAATCTGGCAGGTAACTTGTCAATTTCTGACTGTATCTCCTTATCAGTATAGAGAACTTTTATACCCTCTGTTTCTCGCCCCTCAAATTGGGATATATCTCTATCGTCCTCTATTACCCTAATTTCTATTTGAGGGGTAGATTCCAAATCCTGCCAGCCATAGCATTGGAGTGCAGGGTCTTTAGCTCGAACCCCTGCTGGTCTTCCCCCTCTGTCTCCCCTGGAAACATCAAACTGAATTAGCAATGCTTTCATTTAGCCTCCTTATTTCTTGGTCGTTATCTTCATTTCCACGGTAGGAGCCTCCACCATTACATCTTTTCTAGGCTTCTCCTCTTTTTTGCCCACTTTTGCCTCCTACGGCTTGGTCAGCCTATCGATTTCCTTCTCGGTATCCCTGGACTTAAACCACCAGATAATGACTGTCACCGCCACTGAGCAAAATGCCTCAGCAGGAATCAGCCCCTTAAAGAAGGCAGCAACAAAGGCTCCAGCCAAGACATAACTGAGGCCAGGTCGTGTCGTTTCCTTTATCAGTTTTCCGAAGTCCATTTTCCGCCTCACTATGCTATGGTAACTGTGAATATGCCAGAAGCGTTCCAGGTAATCTGGAAAGTCCCGTTCTCAGAGCTCTTATCCTCGCCGAAGTCCACATAGATTAGCAGTGGCTTATCAGCCTCGGCTGCTGGCGTGTCGTCGTATAACACGGCATACCTGGCTGTGATGGTAGAACTTTCCCAGGCAACATTATCGCCATCGAACTTGCTGACTTTGGCTGAAATGGTTACTGCATTGTTTGCCACTGCGGCACCGCCAGCCGTGTAGCCAGTGCCAGTCACCTCATTGGTGATATCATCCTTAAAATCATGGGCATCCTGGTCAGGCGTATAACTGGAAGTGCACAGCATACACTTAATGCTGTCAGTCTCCAGGTTCATTAGCTTTTCCAGGGCATTCAGTGGCATGTTTGAGTATGCTTTCGCTGTTACGGCCATTTCGTTTTACCTCCTTATAAATACCTGTTTCGATATCCTATGGTCAGGCTTCCCGTAGTCGAGAAGTTCGTAATTTTGATATGGTTAGCTTGATCAGGCAGCAGCCTCGGGAATTGCCCGCTTACGGTTGCCATAGAGGCCGAGCCCTCCTTCTTGACTATCCAGTTCGCAACATCTATGACCAATTCCTGCCCGTTGGTGAGCGAGCCTATCCACTGTAACTCCTCTAAGGTCTCTATACATTCAACCTTTATCGTAACGTCGGTTAGGTCCTCTCCTGCTGTTAATGTATAAATAGGCTCGATATAGGCGGTTCCCCCCGTAGTCTCCGTTACTGTCTGATGGTCCGCATCTATGTCATGGTCGCGTGAGACAGCATCGTTGTCATAAGCCAGAGGGTCAGGGCAGATGAATTGTATGCTTCCCCGCGCCAACTTATGCGTAACGATTTCATATTCAATCGCCGCTGCCACCTTGGCTAAATAGTAGCGGTCATCGGGGAAATCGAGTACTAATTCCTTTAGCCCATTGACAGGGCTCAGCAGTGCCGAGACAGCATCGAGGTTGCTGATTAAATTTGCCTTAGCCGTGCCGGTGATTAAGACTTCACAATCTATCGTGCGAGGCTGCAAATAGGCTCTGAAATCATAAGCCTTATCGGCTATTTCGACATGACTGGTCTTGACGGGCGGCATGAACGGCGCCGGGCTGATTATCCGGGCTGTCAAGCCATAATCAGATAAATCAACGCTGTCGAATTTCATTATGCTCCCTGCAGCGCCATCTTAGTTCGTAGCCGCCTCTCTAGCGCCATGGCTATGCGGTCCACGTCAGCCTCTTCCCGAACCACCAGCTCAGCGATATTGATGACAATGCCCGCAGCTCCAGCGCCAGTAAGAGGCACCACTGCCTCGGGACCTCTTTCGCCCAGCATGGCCAGTGTCGGCTCGGTAACAATCCCGCCGGCAGCAAAGCTCGGCAGCGATATATTCGGGATATCAAACCCAAAATGCTTACCGCCAAAAATAGGTACCCAGTCAGGTGCATCGAAGCTGATCTTGTTAATCTGGTCTATCAGCCAGTTAATGGCCCTCTCTATGGCATCCAGTGCAGCCCTGAAGGGAGACAGCATGATATCTTTCAGCGTAGAAAAGGCTCTGCCGATAGCTGCCGGGATGTTTTTGAAGAAATCTACCAGGCTGTTCCACACATTACGGATCGCATTCGTTATCTCTTCAGTGTCTATGCCCATCTGCTCCAGGAAATCCCTGAACTCGTCTACCATGGTTTTCGCAGCGCCCAGGATCGTGCCTTTAACTCCGCCGCCGAATTTCTCTGAGTTCTCCTGTATCTTCCCCCATATTCGACTGGCCGCTTCCCTAGTCTCTTCCCAATTGGAGATAAATCCGTTCTTGATTTTATTCCCGACGTCGCTGAAGAAACCTTGTATCTTCCCCCATATCTCTGAGGCTTTCTCCTTGATGGTATCCCAGTGTTTGATTATCAGACCCACAGGAGTCATATTGAGGAAGATGGTCTTAATGCCTTCCCCTACCTTCTCAAAGAAGGCTTTTATCGCATTCCATATTTCCGCAGCCTTTTCTTTAATCTTGTCCCAGTTCTTCCAGATAAGAACGCCGACTGCTATGATTCCAATAATAGCCGCTATGATCAAACCTATGGGTCCGGTCAGAGCTGCAAATGCCACTCCCAAGATGGGCAGAGCTGCCGTTATCGCCGGCAGAAAAGCCAGCAGCGGACCCAGTACCAACAGCAGTCCTCCCAGCGCCGCCATGCCGGCCAGAATCATTGCTGTTAGCTCAGGATGTTCGGCTATCCAATCGGCTATCTTCGTAATAATCGGTGTTATAGCTTCAACCAGTTTCTTGAGCGTCGGCATCAGCGCCTTCCCGATCGTCATTGCCACATCCATAAACTCCGCCTTCAGGTGCGCCATCTGCCTAGGCATACTTTCTTCCATTTGATCAGCGGCATCATTCATTGCCCCCTGCGATTCAGTCATGGCATCTATGTCAGCAGCAGCCATCTCCGCATTTTCACCAGTCGTCCCAAAAACAACACCAAGGGCCTCAACACTACCAAATGCCTTGCCTAACATTTCATTGTTGCCCTCAGCAGCTACTGTTAAGGCCTCTAATGTTCCATGATAACCTAGAGTTGCTAACATCGCTTCAGCAGTTTCATAACCAGCAGCTTTTATCAACGCCTTCATTTCTGTAGTCGGTTTAGTCAGAGCGACCATCGAAGCCCTTATCTGGGTAAATGCTTGGCTGGTAGGAACACCCTGCTTGGTAAGTGTGGCCACGGTAGCCAGTACTTCCTCATAGCCCACGTTCAAAGCAGCGGCGATCGGCATAGCTAGCGACATGTGAGCCGATAGTTCCTCAAATGTAGTGACACCTCTTGCTACAGTGGTGAACATAGCATCAGCCACTTTTTCGGCATCACTCATAGGCAACTTGAAAGCATTGATGACTGTGGTTAATCCCTCAACAGATGTTTTCGTGTCACTCATTCCAGCAATTCCCGCCTTTGTTGCCACTCTGAGGAAATCAATAGCATTCTCCTTCGGCACTCCAGCCGATATTGCTTGATATAGAGCATTAGCCATCTCAACAGCATCAACCCCCATGTCTTTAGCCAGTCCTCGCACATCATCGGAAAGGTTGCCGAATTCTTCCTCATTCAGCAGCATCATCGTATTGACTCCCCGCATGGCTGAATCGAAGTCGGCAAACATCTTCAGCGAAGCCGCTCCCACCCCCACAGCAGCACCAACCATCGCTCCACCGATGAACTTGGCATGTTTGAGAGCTCCACCTAGCCGTGATTGAACTTTATCCATGCCTTTCTCAAACTCTGAGGTTTTGGCCCCTATGGCTACCATCAACTTACTATCTGCCATTATTCTTCTCCTCCGAATGCCTTATTTAGCAGTTTCACTGTTTCTAACATCTCCTCTGCCGTCTGTTTCTTTTTCTGCTTCGGATACTTCGGCATGAAGTCCTGCTCATTGAATGCCCTCGCCCCTTTCTTACGGTAAACATTTGCCAGTATTGTGCAAATCATCGCTGAGCGATAATCTCGTCTCTCCTGGTCTTCTAAATATCGCTTGGCCAGGGCATCAAACTGGGCCAGCGTCAGGTGCCAGAAATCCACCTCAGTGATCCCGAGCGCAAATCGCCCGAAACTCCACAGTTTTAGCCAGCCTAGCGGTTCTTCACTAAAGGGCCTTCGCTCTGCCCTTCGCCTTCAGGTCTTGCTTCTTCCATCGCCTCGGCTATCCTTTCTGCTATATAGGCCATATCCCTGAAGTCCAGCAGTTTGCCTACGTCTTTGAGCGTTAGTTCCTCATCCTCCTGCTTCAATGCAGCCCAAAGTAACACACACAGATCCGTGGCTGACATATCCGCAACCGCTTCGTGTTTGAGCATATTCTTGCCAGTGATAGCCTCATAATCTATCAAAGTAGTCAAATTCATCGGCAGATGTCGTTCCTTGTCCAATACTATTGTTACTTGTGGCTTTGCCTTGTTCTCCATTAGACCTCCTTAAACGGGAGAGGGGGGAGTTTTTGCCCCTCCCTTCTCTGGTTCGTATCGATAGCCTATTATGCCGCCGCTGCCCTAGTCAGGTAAATGGTATAGGTCACAGTTGTTTTGCTGGTCTCTTTGACAGTGATGGTTATCTCAGTGACACTGCCCGCATCGCCCAGCGTGATAGGGCTGGAAGCCGCTCCTGATGTTACCACGTTACCATCAACCTTGATGACTGCTGTCGCTGCGTCTGCAGTTGGGGTGACTGTGACCGATTCGACACCGGTCAGCACCGTGGCCACGTAGGTGTAAACATCGCCTGCCGGATCCGGAACGATAACCGCGCTCTCAGATATGGAGAAGAATGGCGTGGTTAACCCAGCCGAGGCAGTCACACTCAGAGCCGGCTTACCAGTCAGTTTCATCGTTGCCGTGAAGCTGGCCTTCTCATCGAATGGCGCTGAAGTGGCAAATGCCGTGACAATGGCATCGAATGTCCACGTGGTAGCCATCCCCGACGGGAAAGTTATCACGTATTCGTCCACTGAGCCGTCATTTAAATCAGCCAGCAATGCCACTTGCCCCGCATTCCCCGGGATGAAGTTCCCCTCCAGCGTCACTTCGCCAGCCTCCCTGATGCCCTGGATAAACTCCCGATAAGTATCCGGCGAATCATGGCTGGTTACATCAACGGTAGCCGCCGATATCGATGGCCCAGTGATGCCCGTCAGTTCCGCTATCGCCACTGCCCCCTTCTTTAGCGTTGTTCCAAACGCCAGTTTTGCGCTTGTAGTCATTTAATTTACCTCCTATTTTTTATTCTTCGTACGCAAGCAAAAAATCGACCGCTATGTGATATATCGCCACTTTGTCTTCATATAAATCCGTCTCGTCTGCATAGAAGCACCCTTCCACATTCACGCCTCCCGCTCCTCCCATGATGCCGCTAAAAGCCTGTATAGCAGACTGAATCGCTATAACTATCTGCTTCGCCTCGTAATAACTATCAGCAAAACAGCTAAATTGAAATCTCGCTCTCGCTAGCCCCGATGCTCCATCATGCGAATGCTCCCGCGGAGAGCTCACTTTGAAGAACACGATGTATGGCGCCTCCACGTCCTGTGGTGCCTTCACATAGTGAATCCGCTCGCCTACCAAATCGGTTATGCCCGAGCTGCCCACTAATTCCTTCAGGATCGCTTGCTCAATCAGCATTACTTCGTCGCTCCCTCTATATTGTCTTTTAGCTTTCCTTTGAGCATCCGTTCCACTTCAGGCTTTTTCTCATCCCAGGCTGGCCTGAAGAACGGATGAGCAGCCATTATTCCGGTATACTGCCCTGTTTTCTTATATCGCTCACTCGTACCATATTCAACTAAGTATGCGTGTGGGGCCTTTTTTCTATCCACTGCTGCTATCGCTGTTGCCGGATGAGTCCCACGCCGCTTTAGCAGCTTCGCCACCAAAGACCTTTTCAAGTTCCCCGTTGGTCCCCGCGGCGCCTTGTTCCTTGCTGCCTCGGCTACTATCTTCGCCGCCTTCAATAATGTCGATTCTACATGCTGGGCATGCACAGACCCCGCCATCTTTTCTAGCTTATCACTTAGTTCCGCCGCCCCTTCTAACTTCACACTCAGTTGCATCAGTCCAGCATCTCCTTATATAAAATCTGCAGCTCCTCTTTCTTCTCCAGGGGATGCACAATTGAGATGATCTTGAATATCCTGCTGCCGAATTTGACACGCATCGTCGGCAGCACTCCGGTCCGGTATCGAATCTTTATCGTCCCTTGCACCTCGCTGTTAGCCTGCATCGCCTCGAAATATCTTTTGCCTGTATTGGGCAAAATCGCTCCCCACACTGTCGCCCAGTCTGCCCAGGTCTCCACCCATTCATCCATAGCGTTCTTGCTTCGAGTAGCTATCTGTATCGTGATTCTATGTCGCAATTGTCCGCTTCTCATAATAAACCCTTAGAAACAGCGGTCCTGCCATAGAAGTGCATCCACTGCGAACGGTACCGGCAGCACGTATGTTTTCCCATAATTCAGCACTAATCGCCCTAGCTCATTCTTGGTATCCACGAAATAATCACTTAAAGAAAAGACCGCTTCAGTATCGGAGGTATCATAATATTTGATGAATGGCCCATCGATAGCCGTGCCGGTGCCGCTTCCAATCCCTGTCGCTGTAAAATAGACCCCTACCGTATTAGAGGCAGCACCTATTACAGTAAAATCAGTAGTGCCAACGCTCAAGATACGATATTCCCTGCCAGTAATAAATGAACCCGCCGTTATAGTCCTCGACTGCAATGGTGGCAGTGGAAGCTCAATGTAGCTTTTGCTTGGAAAATCATCCAACCACAGCTCCCAGACCTGCGTGATGTATGCCCTTCGCTGAAACCCCTCACAATATTCCCGCGCTGCCATAATTAAGGAATTGAGTAAATCATCCTCCACCAATGTCGAAGCATCCTTTATCACGCTGACCGCAAACTCACAGGCTGCTACCGCCACGGTAGCTACCGCCCTCAGATAATGCTTCGTCCCGGTGTATTCCTTCTCATAGATGGCATTATCGTTTTCTTCAGTCACCTGGGTGAAGGCGCCATCGGTAACATCGGTCCAGGTAATTCCATCATCGCTGTCCTGCAGTTTGACGTCTACCTTCCCGCCGACTCCGCAGGCTCCAGCATCCAGATTCACCAGAATAGAATAGCCTGAAACGTCAACAGAATTGCCTTCCAAGGAATAGGCAGCAGCAACGTCGTGGCTCCCTGGCACAATGCTCTGTTCGGTCGTGACATCCTCAGCAAAGCTGACAGAATCTACCCGCAAATGTGCCTTTACTTCAGCCAGTGATAATGGTTCAACTGTCGGTCCCGTGTTTAACTTTAACGCCATCGTATATCCTCCTCGGTCTCGCTCGTTTCAGCATCGCATTCTCCGGCGGCTCTATGCTCGTTGTAACGATTACCTTTCTATCCGCCCAGCCGCAGAAAGTACAGTGCTTGATGCCATCAACCTCCTCTAATTCATGCCCGCACTTCGGACATACTGTCCTTGCCATAATCTCACCTCATGTACAGAATGACCTTGCCGCCTTTCGCATTGCCGGCATTGGCAACTTTTAGCTCAAGCGTCCCGTCAAAGGCAATCCCGTTCGTGAAAACTGGAATAATCTGTGTATTTGCATCGTTGGCTAGATTTGCACCATCGCCAGCAAGCACATCAATGCCATCCTCATCCTCACAGGTTACATCATAAGCCGTAGTCGGTTTGGTTCCACCGGTATCCGGCATAAAGACAAACCGCAATATCTGCCCCGATAGCTTTTTGGTCAATGTGCCGTTAACATCACCCGATACATCGGATAGCCAGTCAAATAGCACCTTCTTGACAGTTCGACTTTCAGAATATGTGATAACTAAGGTTCCTGCCATATTTTACCTCCAGGGGAATAGGGTGGGATAAGATTCTCACCCTATTCCGAGATTCTGATTAGGCTATGCCGCCTCTACATAGGCGCCATCATCAATCGGGATGTAGAAGACCGTCCACTTCACGCTTCCCGTGTTGGATGCGGCACAATCCAAGTCCAGTGTGCCTACTGGTAGGACAACTCCTCTTGTCTGGGCCGGTAGTGCTCCCGCATTAATTCCAATCATAGCATCCGTATTCAGGCCAGTAACCCCATACAGCGTGCCGACTTCATCAGCAGTAATGCTAAGAACGGCACAAATGTCAACCGAGGTGCCTGTAGTCGGATTTGCCGTCAACTTGGTATTGTTGGCCTGCGTCTGAATGACGACTGTAACCTCACCCACAATCTGCGTCAGCAGCACTCGCCCGCCTTTGATGTTGAAGATTGCGGCAGCGGTTGTCTGGGGCAAAGTAGCGGTGGCCCGTTCAACCTTCTTGCCTAATAGAAGTTTCCTTAATGCCTTCCCTGCGATATAGTCGCTCATACTTTTACCTCCTAAAATTTTTGGGGGCCGTTAGTAGTGGCCATTGCGGCCAGACAAAAGGCCCAGCCCCCTTAGCCCTTAGTCCCTTATGCTATCGCCGTGGGCGGAACATTCTGCGCGTACCTCGGCTTGCTCAGGATAGCCACTATGGCAGCAAATTCCTCACTGGCGGCTGAGCTAATCTCTGGAGTTACCCAAGGACAACCGTCGGTCAATTCGGAATCGTCCATCTCCACTACTATCATCCTGTCCTCATAGGTGGCTGCCGTCAAAGTCAATGCTGCCGAAGAAGCCTCGCCTCCCAGCTTATCGCCATCGGCCAGCTTCAGATCTGCTCCAGTCGCTCGATAGTTGAAGGTTTTTGCTGTCGTCTTGGCTCCCGCGGTGGCTCCTTCATAAACTTTCAGCACTGCATCGCCGGTCAGTTCCCCAAAGACAATGACGAAGGTTACATGCCCATAGTTCTCCATGGACACCGAATCGCCATCTACGCCAGCCGCGTGGTCTTCTGGCTCAAGTATCGGGACTATTTTTGTTTCTTCTGCTAATCTCACTGTTTTGCCCTCCATTATTTATTCTCCCTCCCTTGACGGGAGGAAGTTAGGGGGAGGGTGAAATCCCCTCCCCCTCAAACCTAGCTCCTGGTTGCCAGTGCTATGAACGGACTCAGGGAATTACCGGCGCCTCCCTTGTAGGGAGTCAGCGCTGAGTTCCAAATAGGCTGTCCATCCACCCTGTACACGAAGCGGAATACGCTCTCATCGGTAAGAAACTGGACATGAATCGACTGAGCAGTCTGTATTCCATTCTTGTCTGCCAGCACATATTGGCTTAGATCAGCCAGAATTATGTCGCCCACCGTGCCTAGAGTTTGGCACTGCTCTATGGGGATTACTGACTTACCCATCAGCCTGCCATAGGGCGATTCAGATAGCCCATTAGCTGGCATATAGACCGGGATTCCACCAGTCCCTACCGCCAGGCTCATAGTGAACAACTGCGGCTCTATATCCTGGTTGATGTACCACGCCGCATTCGGCCTGCTCTTGGCCCACATCCTTGCCCACATCTTCACGATGTTTTCGGTTAGCACAGTAGCCGCCGCCTGCCCAGTCTCCTTCGCCACGCTTACTAAGGCACCACTATTCAGGATCCCTAGCGGTTGCCCGGCGCCATTGCCATTGACAATGGCATCATCAACCATGAAGCCGAACTCCTCACTGAAAGCCTGCATGATTATAGATTCCAGAGCAGCAGTATCCTGCAGAAGCTCGTCAGTGCCATAGCAGAGCCCAATCAGCTTATTGAGGCTTAGCTCAATCTTGCGGAACTTCGGCTTGCTCGCAGTCTTTGTTCCCGCCTCATCCAGCCAGTATGCCTGTACGCCACCCCAGCGAGACCCCGTAGCCCTTGAAGTCTCATCAATGCCGTTAATCTTAATGCCATTCGCATTAGAGCTGATAGGGAGCTTACGGCACTTGTTAGCCAGAATCCCCGTCTGATAGGTTCGCTTCAATAGCTCAGCCGCAAAATCAGTCTGCACCAGGAATCCGCCCTCGGATGGCACTCCCTCTGACAGACCGGTAGCCCGTGTAGTCAGCCTCGCATCAACTTTGCCATCAGCCCTAGCCGCTTCAGCCACCGCCATCAACTGCTCCCCGAAGCTCCTGAAAGCTTTGCCATCGTCAGAATCTCCGCCATCGACATTAGGCTTATTCGGCTCTCTGTTCATGGCTTCAATCTCCGCCTTCAGCCCTTTCAGCTCCACGTCCCGCCTTCTCAAAAGCCGAACGTACCTTCACATCCGTCTGCGGATAGGCCGGATAAGTCACCGGCGACACATCAAATAGCTCCACTTCCTCCAGTGTCCTCACGTTTTCCTTCCCCGACTCATCCCATGAATCCCTTACAACTTGAAAGGCAAAGGACATCTGATCGACATCTCCTCGCTTTATCGTCTCCATCAAGTCCCGCGCCCACTGTGTATCAGGCGGCGAAATCTCAATCGCCAGCCCCTTCTTGTCCTCTTCCAGACTCAGCGTCCCGCTCTTTTTTCTACCCAGCACATAGTCAGGATTGTGGTTCCATAACGCCCGAATATCGCTTTTTTGGATACTCTTGGCAAACGCCCCTGGAGATACCTTTTCCCTGAAGCCCATGATAGACACTGACAACTTATCGAAAACGGCGGCATGACCTTTGATTTTAGGTTTGTCCCCATCATCTATCCGCATCTCCACCTGGTATGACCGCTCCTCTTTGCCCTGGATAAAGCTTCTGAGAGGAGCCGGCTCCAAATCGGCATCCTTTATGTGCCCTGCCAGGTGATTCCATACTCCTTTCCTATCCTCTGAGGGTATCGTTGTTCCGCCCCTGGCTCCGTTCAGCACGCCTATCCCTGTCTGGCATCCCTTGATATTCGCTGCCCCGATATTCCCATCGCCCGATACTTCGTGATGGATGAACCTGTATGCCGCTTTCGTCTCGGCATCTTTATCCGGATCCACCCAGCCGAATGCCTTTCGATAATAAGCTGCATCTCCATCAGCCTTCAGATTTTTCTCGTTCTTCGGCCCATCCCAAGCTTTATCGCTTGTTGCCGTTTTATGCGGACCTATCGCTCCTCTCGGTTCCGCATCATGCGCAGACTTCTGCCCTGGTCCCGGCCGTTCTACCCTTCGACATTTCCCCCCGCATTCAGGGCATTTCACCTCATTGCAGTGCTCCTCAGACTCAAATTTATGCCCGCAATCAAGGCATTCACACCAAAATGTTTCCTTATTCTTCATATCTTTATCCTCCTTATGTTCCTTAACCCACTTCTTCGCCTTTGCCATAGTCCATCCCTTTTCCTTCAGGAATAAATAGGTGGCAATCTTCTTATCCTTGCCACAATACAGAGCCTTTATCCCCTCCTCTTTGGAGATGTCTATTGTGGCAGTGATGTCGCACTCTGCTACTGGTATCCTTATATACTTATCTGTTTCCTCTGGCATTTGACCTCCCTATTTTCAGTTTCCGTCTCCATGCCCTATTCATGGGCACTTCCTTGACAACATTCCCTTCCTTGTCAATGACACGGACTTTCTTTGTCGGCGATGGCGTAAATTTCATAAAACCTCAAATTAGACAATTAGGATAAGATATTGGCTAAATGCTCCATAGCAGCTTTTTCAATCGCTGCCCTACCTTTATCTTCCAATCGTTCATATACTTTCGGCCATTCCTGCATAATCAACTTTTGCTTAATCTCTGGAATTATCCCATCTATTGCAATATAAATTGGTATTTCAGTCGGTTTATGTCTTGCCATAATTCACCTCCTTATTCGGCCACAATTTGACAAACGCAGCCCATACTTGCAACACTTATATATCTATGCTACTATTCAGCAACAATCTGGCACACGCAATTATGGACTACAAATCCACCAGCAATGTACCATTGTGAATCTGTATGGAGGTTATAGACGTTACCATGAAAAGAATCATACTCAACCCGAACGATTTTATCGGAGACTATCTCAATGGGAAGACTATATTTGCCATTGCGAAAGACCTCGGGGTCTCTAGGGCCGTTGTACGTAATTACTTGATGACCAACGGGGTGACGCCTAGAACCCGTAGTGAAACTAGTAGAATCATTTGGTGCAATATGACTCCTGATCAACGTGCTTATCAAGTTGCGGCTGCTCACACGGCCACCATCGGACTTAAACCTACTTTTGAAGCCCTTTGCTTGGCCGCCAAAACTAAGCAACGACGGCAAGTCCACATCTCTCATACCGAGAGGATTATTGCTAGCTGGCTCATTGAACGAGGAACTGTGTTTAGCCAGCAATTCGCTATTGGCCCTTATAATTGCGACTTTGCCATCCCGCCCGTCGCCGTGGAAATCTTTGGCGGACATTGGCACTGGTATGGTGCTCATCTCGTTCGGCTTGCAAAACGATTTCGCTATATCCTCAATTCTGGCTGGCATATTCTCGTAATATCTTCCTATGGATTCATTCCCATTACAAGCAAGGCCGCTGATTACATCATCTCCTACGTGCAGGCTGCCCGCAGCAATCCATCCATGCCCCGTGAGTATCGGGTGATTAGGGGTGCAGGTGAGCTTGTGGCCTCTGGAAGTATAAAGGACGATAATATCTCCATCAAACCAATATTCACTGCTCGCCGCAATGCCCTCGGCCGCTACGAGCATACTCCCAGGTAAGCAGCCCAAATGAAGCGGAGGATGTGTCGTCGGCCGATATGCCTTTATCTCCGATCCCCCTTCCGCTAACAAAGTATCTCCTTCAGCCAGGAATGACTGCTCTATCCCTACTACCTTCCCATCCATCTCCTGGCATAACGGGCAGCTCTTACTTCCTAATGCCATCCACCTCAGCCTAGTAATCCCTGCCCCGGCAAATATCGTTTTCGCCACCGCGTTGCTCAGTTGCGTCACTTCATTCATCCCTGTCTTGCCAGGCCGCTTCTCCTCCCATTCGTCCAGCCTCGTTATTATCGCCTCTAATGGGCTCTCCCCTGCATCTACCGCTTCGTTGATAAGAGCCTGTAGCTGCCCTTTCGATGATTTCACGTATCTGGCATTAAATGCCGTCCCATACTGCCTCAAAAAGTTCTCCAGCTCGGCCGTCATCCCAGCTTCACCATTCACTTCATCCGCTGCTATCGCCTGTATCGCTTCAGCCAAAGCATATATCGCTGGAGCCATCTGCCTCCCGATAAATTCAGGGAAATCCCGGTAAAAGTCGTCCAACCACTCATTGAATTCCACCATTCCCCTTTCCGCTAAGTGTTTCCTGGCTGCCCGCAGCACATTGTCCTTCTCCCGCTTCACTATCCGCCCTGCTGCATCCTCAAACACTCTCCGATAAGATTCCGCTGTCCGATGCCGATTCATCGCCGCCCTTAATCCTCGTTCCTCCTCTCCCTTGACGGCAGAGGATTCAGGTGAGGGTGAGCCTCTAACCAACCCCTTCGCCTCTCCTTCTCCGCTTGCCACGCCGCCCGCCGGCAGCATGTTCATTGGCACATAGTAAATATTTCCCTGATCTCCAGGGAGAGGATCCATGTTCTCTAGTTCTCTGATGTCATTGGCACTCAGCCAGCCCCATTGTCGCCCCGTGGCATAAGCCTTGTATCGGCTCTCCACGTCTCCGCGGAGCAGCCCTTCTACTAGGAATTCAGCAAAATATTCTGTCCTTTCGTTAGGCCCCAGCAATTTCTTGGAAATCATTTGCTCCCATCTCACAAACCAGGGCCGCATCGTATAGACCACGAACTCGATGCCTTGGTGCTCGATGTTGGAGAAAGTAGCATGTTCCAAATCGCCTATCATGTGCGGCGGAATATGAAAGAAGCTGGCTATCTCTGCCCGCTGGAATTTCCTCGTTTCCAGGAATTGAGCATCATCAGGTGGTATCCCCACCTGTTGATACTTCATCCCTTCTTCCAGTATCGCTATCCGATGCTGATTCGATAACCCTTTGTGCATCTCATTCCAGGACTTGCGCAGATTCTCCTGTGCCGATTCTCCTAATTTGCCCGGATGCTCCAGCACTCCGCCAGGTTTGGCGCCATTACCGAAGAATCTCGCTCCGAATTCCTCTGTTGCTAGCGATAGCCCAATCGCTTCCCTCGCCATGTGTATCGGCGAGTACCCCACCACTCCATCAAACCCTAATCCAGGGATGTGAAGCATCCGATAACTTGGCAGCGTCACCTCAGCCCCATCAGGTAATCGATAATGATAAAATAGTTTCCCGTTGTCCCGCTTGATTGACATCTTGTCTGGACGGAACGGCCATAATGCCCTTGGCCTTCCCGTTGGCATATCCCAGTCTATCTCAGCATAGGCATTTCCCCACAGCACCAGGTGCGCCATCAATGCCTCACGGAAGTTGAAACTGGTCATCTCGGGATTCGGGGAATTATGCAGCAATGAATATAGCGGATGCTCGAATGCCCTCCGTTTGCTGCGCTTTGTCAGCCGCCGGTAAAGCGGCAGCGGAATGGATGCCAGCGTTTCCGATAACAGCCTCACGCAGGCGAATACTGCCACGTTGTTTAGTGCCGTCCTCTCGTTTACTGCTACGCCGGTATAAGACGGCCTGCCCATCGTCAGAAAGTCCATCTTCTTGTCGGCATCAGCCAGCGAATACCGCTTTTCAATCAATTGAGTGATAAGTCCCACTATCTCCTACCTCCAATTCTGCCTGCCCCAATACCAAGCCATGTAATTGCCGCTCCCAATATAATCAGCGAAGCAGGCGGATATATTAACCACAACCCTATCCCTACCATTCCACCCCCAATAATAATTAGAGCATCACCTACATCAAAATGAATTTTCAAAGGTATCTTCATAATCACCATTTCCTTTTGCTCATTAGATTTCCCCCTTAAATAAATCTCCTCTCCCCTGACGCGAATTCCCTCTCCACTTGCTGGAGAGGGTTAGGGTGAGGCCAAGGTGAGGGTGATAACCAGTCCACTAACCTGCTATACTTTGTCGCGTGAGGCCAGACTTAATCTTTTGCCTGATTATGCTTATCGTCGTAGTAATCGACGACTGGAAACATGGTCCCCCCACAATCCCCTACTAGCTTTGATGCCCACATGACCATTTACCCTCACAATCTTCTACACCCCCCTAAAATCGCAAATCCTGAAGGCAGTAGTTTTGACATAATCCACTAGCCGCGGCTAGTAGCTTCGAGGATGGCTAAATGCCCAAAAGCAATAGGGGTGGCCACCCCTAAATCGCCATAACAAAAAGCACCCCGTAGGGTGCTCTAGTTCTTATCACTATCGGTTATTCTTTCCTACTATTCCAAAGGAGGCTCAGCAGCCCGTCCATGCATTTTAGCCAGTACTTGCTCCATCCTTTGCATCACTTTTGGCATTGCGACTGCCAATTCCTCCGCCATAGCAATAAATTGCTGTTTCGCCTTCCCTAGCCTTTCCTCAGCCCCATCACCCTTTGAAACTGTACGCAATACTGTCTGCTTATCCATTTCCCCTTCCTTACCTTATCCCAGTCTACCATCAAGGAAATTATTTATCAAATCGCCACTAATCCCCTTTCCTCATATACCGACTTCCCCCCTTCTCCTCCATGCCTGGTCGCTCTATCTATCGCCATTATCAGCGCCACTATGCCGTCTACCTTCTGCGTCGATTTCTGTTTGTCCGGCTTCAAATTCCCCGCCGGGTCCTGGTTCACCACTAAGTTGTCCACATTCCATCGCAAGACCTTATTCCCGCCGTGCCTGATTTTCTTGCCCAAGACTAAATTCATCAGCTCCTTCGTCGGCGGAGACATGGACCTGAATCCTTGCCCGAAAGGCACCATAACAAACCCAGCATCCATCAGGTCCTGTGACAACTTCGTCGCTCCCCACCTGTCGAAAGCCACCTCCCTGATATCATACAGATCGGCATATTCCTCTAGCTTATGCTGGATTGACTTATAATCGATCACGTTCCCCTCAGTTGCAGTCACCAGCCCCTTTTTCACCCATACCGGATAAGGCACTCGGTCATGCTTTGCCTTCTCCAGCATCGTATCCCTGGGGATCCAGAAATGCATCAGCGCATCATAAGAATCACCATCCGGGAACACCAGTGCCAGCGCCGTCAAATCAGTTGTCGCCGATAAGTCCAGGCCGGCATAGCAAGCCTTCCCTTTCAGGTCTTTAGACTTCCCTCCGCAGGCATCCCACGCCTCCAGCGGCATCCACCGTTCTGCGCTCTGTGTCCATTCATCGAGATAAAGCCTCCTGAATGTCATCTCCAGCGCCGGCGTTTCCAGAGCCTTCTTTGCCAGAGTCTCCATTTCATCCAGGCTCCTGAACACTCCCAGGGCTGGATTACAGCCATACCATACCTTCTTGTCCTGCCAGTCGGCATCCTCGGGCGCCGCATATATCACCGGCAGAAATGTCGGATCCTCAATTACTCGATTCAAAACTTTCAGCGCATAATCATGCTGCTCCCAGCAAATCGAGTTCCTGTCATACCCCGCTGTGGTGATCGCCAGCGTCAATGGCTGCCTTCGGGTCCCGGTGGAGGTCGTCAGCACGTCCCACAAGTCCCGATTCGGCTGCGTGTGGAGCTCATCGAAGATAATTCCATGGGCGTTGTAGCCATACTTAGAATATGCCTCGGCTGAGATGGCCGAATAGAAGCTGCCCGTCGGATAGTTCACGATCCGCTTCTGCGAATCTATTATCTTCGACCGCTTTATCAGCGCCGGCGAATATCGCACCATCTGGGCAGCCACATTGAATACTAAGCTCGCCTGCCCCTTATC